GACCAGACACCAGAGATCATGAGCTACAAAAATTTGGCATCTGTGGCTCTTAGAGAGATGCTCGGCCCCTCTCGACCGTCCACGCCACTTCCGACCATTGATCAAATATTGGAATCAATGATGTGGATGAAAGAAAGACAAAGGGAGTCGGAGATGGAGTTGAGTGAAATATCAGCTATCATGACGATCGAAGACGAGGAAATAGAGATGATGCCTCAGAGGAGGCAGAGTCAATTAGAGCTTGGCTCTCGTTCTGAGGTGACGTCGCAAGAGGAAGAGCAAGAAGGAACTCGACCATTGAGGAAAGCAGACATCATTGACGAGCTTGCTTTTAGACAGGAGCTCGAAAGAGATTTTGTTCAGGAAGGATTCAACGGAGCTCAGATTGATCGAGTTCTGTTAGACCGAACATATGAATCCCACATGCAGTTTGGGCCCGTGGATCCTTCGGATTACAACTACCCAGAAGAGCAGTGGTTCAAATCCCAAGGCAAGGGGCTCACATACGTCTCTCCTGGAGTTCTGCAACTAGGGGATCAAGAAACGGGTCCCTATTTGAATTCTTATCCCGGGAAGAATCCTTCCAACGGTAGGAAAAACACAGGTGTCATCAGTCTGCTGATAGATGGAGAGGAAATTAACAAGCCCAGTCGCACTTGTTTGTCAGAGGTGTTCGGCTGCTATCAAGATGAGGATAGAATACAAGTCGTGAACGGAAGGAAGACGTGCTGGGCGGATTTCGTGGAAGACGATTCTGGATTGGTTCTAATGTGGCATGTGTCTCGCACTCGTTTCGGAAATTCGCGTTTCCTCGAAGTCAAGGAAATAAAGAGGATATGCTCTCGAGCAGGAAAGATTTCTGTGTTCTGGTCTCACCAGTATTTCGATGCACGTGTTTGGGACTCCACGAGAGAATTTGGGTGGGATACTAGGAACATGCATCCGAATGATGCTAGAAGAAGCCCTGACTTCTTTAAACCTTTCGGAACTTGCCTCTACAGGGTTCTAAAGTCCCTTGCAGTTGATCTCGAAAGTAACAAGGAAATTCATCCGTGGATGATAGACGGACGAGAACTCGACACAGACAATTTCCATAAAAATTACAGGTCAAGACACGTTTTTGTAAGAGATTTCGAAGACGGCTGGTCTCATATCAGCCTCGAGAGGTTCACAGGATGCAAGCAGATCTTATTGGGCAGAACAGCGGCGATCACTTGGCTGCTTACAGATAAATTCTTGGGAAAATTCCGAGACACTCAATTCTGGCCAGCTTTCGCTCAAAGGGTTTGTTACACCCTTGCGGTGAACCACGAACTTCAAAAAACATTTTTCTCATTGGTAGAGTACGAAAAAGCAGGGGAGGTCAGGTCTGGAGGCGCATGGATAGAGGAAAAGGAACACAAAGGATCTTTCATCCCAATATGGAAATGCAATTACCCTCAGAGTCTCAGCTCTATTCGAGATTCAAGTTCTTCTATTGTGGACATTGTGGGTTCGCTGCCTTCTCAAAGGCAAAATCAAATCATCGTGAAACCAAGGAACCTGCAGATATCGGAATTTCATTCTGTTGGTGTTCTTTTCCATAAAAGGAAAGATGGGAAAACTTGTGTCACGCTGCCCGTTATCCCAACTGGTCAATTGAGGAAATATGCCAACTATATGATACGGATAGGGTGTATTGTAGAGTGCCCTTTCGTCTTCCTAAAAGACATTCCTACCTTAAACAAATTCTCTGACAAAATGGTGGACTGGAAGAGAGACTTGGCTTCAATAGACAGAGACGAACACATGTACAGACGGGACATTGTTTCGGAATCCATCACAAAGTTCGCGTCAAGACTCAGGGAGATGAAACAAAAAGGAGAACCTTTCTCCGCCAATGTACAAGAGGAATGGGAGAGGATCAGACACGACTACTGCTCTGCGCTAACGGCCAAATGCGCCAACACAGAATATGAAGGAACCGATGTGAATATGTCTCTTAGGTTCAATTACTGGGGACCTGATCATCAGAAAACTCCCGACATGGTTTTTGAATTCGAAACCGACATTGTGCTTACGGACATTAAGACAACAGAAGGAGACTCCACACGAGTGGCAAACAACCTAAAGGACAAATACGAGGTACTGCGCGCTGGAGTAGAAGACTGGACTGGGAAAAGAACAACAGTGGCTGTTGTTCTCTTCGACTTCAGATCGAAAACCTTCTGGGTTGATCCCGAGCTCAGATCAGTGGTTGATTCTAAAAGGTTGGCTAACGAGGTCAAGGATATTTTCAAAATGGCAGGAGAAATCGATGACTCTTTCTCCGATAGAAGGAAGACGGTGCAGGCAGGAACAAGAAATTTAAAACTCATCGAAAAGAAGTCAGCATTTATAAAAGAAGTCATCACTATGATCTTCGAGGAGATAAACATTTCTTCTCCCGAGGTCATTTCCAATGGTGTTGAAACCAAAGGATGCGGACCAAGAGTTAAAATAGACCAAAGAGAAGCAATGGTCGGAGAAGCCTTTAGATACATGAGAACGTCCTTCAGGAAAGTGCAAAAATTTCCTTTTAACGAGCTGGCTGACGAGATGATAAAAGAGTCTCAGGAAACAGATTTCAGCATAGTTCAAACCAAAGATGCGATCGACCAAGCGTTAATCAGCAGAGCAAAAGATTACTCAGACGACGCGGCGAAATTCAATATGCTTCCAATACTACTCAAAGAAACCAACGAGCTCGCACCGATTCTTTTCGAGAGACAGGAGCTTTACGAGATTAGTTCTCAATTCACTGACGGAACAAAGTGCTACTTACCATCTCAGGACGATTTTATTGACGAGCATAAAGGAAGGAAGCCTGTAGATGTCGGCCTACATCCGAGGTACGAGAAAGATTTCGATGATTTTGTAGAGTATCTAGTGGAATCGGACAACCTTCAAATTGTCTCTCGTAGAGTCACTGAACTTTACGAGAACATATGCTACATGGAAGGAAGAAGAGCTGCAGCAAGCGGGTTTCTCACGAAAAGCGAAGCCAAAAAGTATGGGAAACACACAAAGTTGTCTCTTAGGAAAACTGGGTTAACTGTTTGTAAACAATTCAAAGGATACACCCTATGTGTGCGTGCAGGAAGTCGATTGACAGCCGAAAAACAAATCAAAGTGAAGATCTTGTCAGTAGAAAACGCATTTTTGGATAAGCCATACTTAAAAGTTCCTAGAAAAGACAAATGGTTTACTGTTTCTCTGTCGCACATCGAAAATCTGATTAGATCTAGCGAGCTTGTGATAGGCCTAGAGGCTCTGAGCAGAGACAGCAGATGGGTGGCAACCGCTTTCTCTTTCTTTCTGTTCATGAGACCAGTCACAGCAGAACTCTTGCAAAACGCGAGATATGTCTGGCTTTCTTCTGTGTCGTATCACGGAGACAAGAAAGGGCTAGTTAAGACTGTTATCCCTGATTTCTGGACCGCGAGGATTGATAGCGTAGTAGTTGGAAAATTAAGCAGATGGTGGAAAGTGCTTCTTAGCGAATTGCCACAGCAGTGCAAATTAAAGGATGATCAAGAGCTGATGGATCACATGGAGTACTCCCATATGACATTCCCTTCTTTCTACAATCCTAAAATCAGAGTACCTTCGGAACGCACAATAGACGAAATTTACACATGCAACTTATCTAGCAGGCAGAATGGATTCACTGCTCACAAGGAAACCAAAATGGTGGCCAAACTACTCGAGTGTGAAATCAAGTGGCGTAAAATGACAAATCACTACGAAAAAAGAGAGCCAATAGAATTGTATCATGACCCAGGGATGTTTAAGTATTCGTCAAGTGCGATTAATTCTATATTCACAGACTTCTTCAAAGAAGGATATTTCACTTTAGAGCCATGGGAAAGAATGCTCAACAAGTTCACATTCGGCTTAGACGAATTAGCAACAATGAAAAGCTCTGTTTCTAAAGAAAGCACTAAGATCGGCGAAAATAACAGGAAAAGAGCCGCAGAGAATTTTTACGGTTTATATCAAGAATCTGGGTTAATAGGAATATTGTCGAATATTGCAGCAGTCTCCGAATGGCCTCAGTTTGTGAATGACTTATTCCCCAAAGCGCAAATAGGCACAAGAGAAATAACTATTCTTCACTACATGGCAAGGCTGCAGATATGGGTCGTTGAACATATCATGGAATCTTTCTGTTATGCATCTCCTGTCGAAATGATAACTGAGAAAAATAAAGAAGAGATGCAGATCTCTATAATGAGCAGTTTTAGAGAAACTAGATTGCAGGCTGCTAGAGAAGGGAGAACGGTCAGAAGCGAAGTTCACTGTTTGGATGCCACAAGGTGGTCACCAGGTTTCAACGTCGCGCATTTTGGAGAAATGGTTAATGTCATGCCTATACCTAGCGGAATGAAAGTATACATTTTCCATACATTGCGGTGCATACAGAAGAAGAGAGTGAGAATGCCAGAGTCTTGGGCGAAGGCTCTGAGCAAGAGATCCGATGAAGATAGGAAAGAGTTCGAGCTAGATGGTTCTTTAGAAATACGAGAAGAAGCGGAAAATAATTGTGGGTACATTCTCACTGAGTCAGGAATGGGTCAAGGAATTTTACACAGATTCTCATCAATATATCACGCAGGCGTTAGTTCAGCCGAGGAGGCGACAATACGAGTGGCTGCCGTAAAGTTGGGGGTTGAGATTCTGCAGATGCACACTCAGCTAAGTTCGGATGATAAGACTCGATACATTCTGTATCAAGCACAAAATGGAAGATCGTCTGTTGTGTTCTCGCGTGCGGCTTGGCTGGGATCTATCAAGATATCTCCCATCTTTAACATACACGCGAACAAAAAGAAAAGTGCCGGCGGAATAATTGCAGAGTTCAATTCTTTCTTTGCAGTGGGGAAGAAGCCCCATTATGCTCTCATAAAAGACATCTATAGCGCAACCGCAGTTGTTGATTACACGTATCCTGAGAAGGCCGTCGAATCTAAAATCGGAGACATCAGAAGACTTGTGGAACATGGCCTAACACTTGAAAGGCTGTTGCCTTTTGTTCGAAGACTGAGAGGAACAATGATTAGAAGATATACCTATAAAAGTTCCGACGTCTTAACTCTCTGCAAAATGTTGGATTGCTCAACCTCTGAACTGCCACCTCAACTGGGATTCTTGCCCGACGAAACGAAGATTCTCGCCGCTGTTCTTTATAACAAAGAAATGCTTTGTTTCCAAGGCTCGTTCACTCTTCAGACATTTTACCGAAACTTTTTCTCTAACACTAAGGTGGGAAAGTACAACACCAATTTCTTCGGAGGAAAGCATTCTATATCTTTGGACACGGCTTTTGACAACAGAATTAAGAAGCTAAGAGAAAAACTCTCGCTAATGTTAGGGAAGGATCAAGCTAATATTCGAAACTTCTTGGAACAAACGGCTCTTAGCAAGATGAGTGGATCCACAGACCCTTATAAAGTATTATCGGCTTTATCATCTTATCCTTTCCAATTGATGGACGATGACCCTATAACGATAGCTTTGCCAGTTCACTCACTCGTTCGTGCCGCACAAGCATCAAGGAAAGTAAAGATCGATGGCTTTGAAGGATATGCGAAAGGGTTGACCGATTCTGCTTTCATGATTCTAATCAAAAAGTCGAAGGATGGCAAGCCTCTTAAAAGCAATATTAGTTATTTTAAGACCGCAGTGAAAATGAACTCCGTCATGGAAGATCTCACCAGTAAGTTGGAGACCTGCCGATTCAGAGAGTCACATCAAAGAAGGAAGCCAAGAAGATATAACATAACACCTGGAGGAGAGGGAACTCAGGTCTCAGTGCAATCATTTATAAAGGACATTCTGTGCGCCGAAGAGCCGCGAACAGCAATAATGAGGCGTATTCAAAAACTCACTGAGTCCTCTGGAACTTTGCTCAACACAAGCCAACTAGAAAAGGATCCAATGAGATTCTTATACGAAAATTTCTCTGGAGACGAGCCTCTGCAAACAGCAGAAAAATTCTTTGAGTACTTCTTGGGTAGGCAAAATTTTCCCATGATAAGGATGAGTTTGACTCAGCCCCCTAAAGCTTCAGGAGAAGAAAATTTAGCGATAATCCTTTCGGAGATCTACAGAGAGAACATGATTGCTAAAATTGGCTGGGAAACAACCGACGAAGAAGAGGCGTGCTCAGAGTTTCTTCTATTTGCAAGGGCGCAGAATGTTCCAGAAGTGATAAGCACAGCTGCTCCAAGGAACGTACAGAAAGTATGCATGTGGCTCGGGTACTTACAGAATCAGAGTGAGTTTACATACGCGACAATGTTCTTCGAAAACCCAGAATACTATTTAACTCTTTCAAAAAACGCCATCTGCTTAAGATCTAAAGTGAGTCCCAGAAACCCGGAAATCAGATACTGGTTATACATAAAAAGTTCGTCCACAGAAATAGATCCGGTTTTTGAAAGACTAATTTTGAGCGACATGGTGAGGCATCCTGGTGAGAAAATGTTTAGAAAACTCACACAAATGACTTTTCAATCTGACAAAGGCTTAATTTACAGTAAAAGTTTTCCTGTAATTGTGGCTTCTCAGACTGATCAAGGAACAACTAGGAAATTGAATTTGACTATTCGCAGAGACAAACAAGGATCAGGGAAAACAAACCCGAAGTTCACAGTGTTAGACATAAACGATAAGACTCCGTTCCTGGCGGCAAATCTCCCTGAAAAGCTTTTTATCAAGAAAGAGCACCTTCTACAATTTCTTCAGGATTTGAGACTTCCTCTTTCTTCTGCTAGTCAGACCGTGGAAAAACCTCGAGCCAAAACAGATATTGTGATAAATTCAGCGAATCTAAGAAATGTTTTGGCTCAATTCGAAAACAAGTTCGAAGAAGACGAAGATTATGGGATAGATGATCTTATGGAAAATTCAACAGACCCTCTTTCTTTGAACATCGCGAAGCTCGCCACTGTTGTGAGAGAGCAAGCCATGCTTCTTCAACAAAATCACGAAGAAGCCGATTTACGACAGTCGAACACAGTAATGGGTCTAAAACTGTCCATCAACAATTTTGTTTTGAAACATTTCAGAGAAAATGATGAGTTTAGAAGATTATCCGAAATGGACCTTTACACAGGAATTGTAGGTCAGTTCGGAGAAAGCTTAACCAACACATGCGCAATTCATTCCATATTTTCTCCGAGAATAAGCTCAGGAGACGAGATTCCGAATTCCGTTGCAAAGCACTCCGTGGACTCTGTCAGATGGTACACAGATCCAGAACCAGAAAGACCTCTCGACGATAGCATTTTATTCATGATCGAAATGTTTAACGAGCCTGTGGATATACAGTATGTCCATGTTGAGTATCCCAAAATTAATGAAATGGACGAAGAGGGAGAAGGGATAATCGAAATAGCAGAAGGACTCAGGTCAGTGGATTCTGTTAACATAGATTTTGAGCAAGTTAACAAGCACATTGAAGAATTTAGGAAGGAATACGGGGATGTGGTAATGATTCCTTCAGGATCAGGAGCATCCTCTTTTGAGTTCATGGAAGAAACAAGAGAGAGAAGGGAAGGACCAGTTAACATAGAGGCACCAAATCAACGAGGCATAATTCGAGATGCTTTGTCCAAAAGTAAACAAAAGATCTCCGAAAAGCGTAGAAAATTATTTGGGCTCTTCAAAAAGAAAGACCCATCAAATATCGCTGCAGTGGATCAAGAAGTGAAAGAGAGGAAGAAAATGAAGATTTTTGAAAAGACCAAAGGAGCATGGAAAACAATCAAGAAAATCTTCAAATGAGGAGGCTTTGAAGGAACGAAAAGAGAAAGAACAGAGAGAAAAGTCGAAGGAACTATATGACACAAGGTTCTTACAATGTAGTGGAGGAAAAGAGATTATGGGGCAAATAGCATTAGCAC